TTAATTTTTTTGTTCAATATAAATTTTTACCGGGTCTTGGCTTTTATGGTTTAGGTTTGTCACACATGATTGGTGGTTTATCTAAAGCTTCGACATCAATTCTTAGACAGCTTATAGATGCAGGAACACTTGCTAATCTACCAGCAGGTTTTAAAGCAAGAGGCATGAGAATTAGGGATGAGGCAGAGCCTTTACAGCCCGGTGAATTTAGAGACATTGATACCACAGGTGGCAATCTTAGAGAAAACTTAATACCACTGCCAATAAAAGAGCCAAGCAGTGTTTTAATGCAATTACTTGGCTTATTAGTAGACTCAGGTAAAAGATTTGCAGCTATTGCAGATATGAATGTTGGAGACATGAACCAAGCCATGCCAGTTGGTACAACAGTAGCATTGCTAGAAAGAGGTACAAAAGTAATGTCTGCAATTCATAAAAGATTGCATTATTCACAAAGACTAGAATTTAATTTATTAGCTGATGTTTTTGCAGACTATCTACCACCAGAGTATGACTTTGAGACAGGCTCAGGACCAAGACAAATTAAATTGTCAGACTTTGATGAGAGAGTAGACATAGTTCCTATATCAGACCCAAACATCTTTTCACAAAGTCAAAGAATTACAATGGCTCAAGAGCTGTTACAGATGGTTACAGCTAATCCAGATGTTCATGGACCTGTTGGTATTTATGAGGCGTACAGAAGAATGTACGCAGCACTAGGCGTAGACAACATAGAAAGTTTGTTACAACCTCCACCAGATACTACTCCTATGCCTATTGATGCAGGTATTGAAAATAGTAATTTACTTCTTGGACAACCAGCACAAGCTTTTCCTGAGCAAAATCATGAAGCACATGTAGCAGCTCACCAAAGTTTATTTTTGCTGAAAACAGTACAAGAAAACGAACAGTTACAATCCTTGATTGTTTCTCATGTAATGCAACACTTACAGTTTTTATCAGCACAACTTGCAGAACAACAAATGCCAGCAGAAGCTATGCAACAAATAGAAATGATGCAAGCACAAATTACTCAAGCACCGCCTGAAGAAGCCAAAGCATTGACACAACAAATACAAATGATGCTTGACCAGATTAGCTCACCGATTATGGCTTCTTTAACAGAACAGTTCTTATCATCTATACAAATGCCATCTGGAGACCCATTAGTTGAAATAAGGCAAAAAGAATTAGAGCTTAGAGATAAAGAGCTTGATATGGAACAAGACCAGTTTGAGGAAAAACAAGAACAGGCTAGAGAAAACAAAATGATAGAAGCTGGATTGCAACAACAGAGAATTGATGTACAAAAAGCTATAGCAGATGATAAACTGCAATTAGCTATAGATAGAATGAGACAGCAAGCTGATTTAAAACTAACAGAATTAGAGGTTAAAACGAGGCAATAATGACTACATCCTATATCAAAGAAAGGCAAGCAGAGCTTAAAAAACAAAAACAAGAAGAAAGACTCAAAGAAATTGCTGAAAGAGCTAAAGCACAAGCTGCTGAAGAAGAAAAAAGAATTGCAAACGAATTAAGAATAAAAAAGAAAATGGCTAGAATTTCTGGTTTAGAAACAGGCATGGAAAATGATGAAGAGCCTGTAGCTGAGCCAAAAAAACCTAAAAAGAAAACTGTCACAAAAAAGAAAACTGTCACAAAAAAGAAAACAAAACCAAAAAAATAATACATGGCAGATGTAATTGACTTTGTTGAAAGCCAACAAAGAGAGATAGACAGAGCTATAAGCGACATACAAGATACTTTAATGTCTGGAAATTTGAAAGACATGGAACACTATAAGTTCTTGCAAGGTAAGCTAGAAGCACTTTATAATATGCAAGATTTTATAAAAAATTACTTTAAACAAGATGACTGAACCAGTAGAAAAAAAAGAATTAGAAAATAACATAATTCAATCTGCTTATGTTGAGCCTAAAGAAGTTGTTTTAGACCCAGAAAAGCTAGACGCTTCTCTTGTTGAAAGAATGCCTACTCCGACTGGCTGGAAAATTTTGGTATTACCCTATCGTGGTAAAGGAAAATCAAAAGGTGGCATCATAATGACCAAAGAAACTGTAGATAGAGAAAGTCTAGCTACTGTCGTTGCTTATGTTGTTAAGAAAGGACCACTATGTTATTCGGATGAGGAAAAATATGGAGCTCCTTGGTGTGAAGAAGGTCAATGGGTTTTGATTGGTAGATACTCAGGAGCAAGATTTAAATTAGAAGATGGTGCAGAAGTTAGAATTATTAATGATGATGAAATCATAGCAACAATTCTTAACCCTGATGATATAGTGAGCTTATAAATGAACGAAGTCGAACAGCAAGTAGAAAAAGAAGAAGAGATACAAATAGAGGTTATTGATGAGGAGGTATCACAAGATACACAGCCTGCTCAAGAAACAGTAGCTTCAGATGATGAGCTTGACGAATATACAAGAGGTGTCTCTAAAAGAATTAACAAGCTAAATGCAAGAGCAAGAGATGCTGAAGCAAGAGCAGAACAATATGAAAATTTAGCAAAACAAAAAGACCAAAGGATAAAAGATTTAGAAAGTCAGGCAGCAACCCTTAACGAAAGTGTTATTACCGCAGAAGAAAGAGCTATTGAGGCAAGAGAAAGACAAGCCGATGAACTTTTTAAGAAAGCTTATGAGTCAGGAGATGCAGAACTAATTTCTAAAGCCGACACTTTGAAAAATGACATTGCTATACAAAAAGAACAAGTCAAACTTGCAAAAAATAGAAAACAACAAGCACCAGAACCTGTGCAACAAGTTGAAGAACAAAATTACCAACAACAGCCTGTTGTGCCAACAGAAGAAGCTTTGATGTGGAAAAGCAGAAATCCTTGGTATGGTGCTGATGCAGAGACAAATAATGTTGAAGCTACACAATATGCAAATTACACCCACATAAATCTAGTAAACGAAGGCTATGAGCCTGACTCAGATGAATACTACAATGAGCTAGATAAAAGAGTGTATAATGTTTATCCAGATTTAATGAATACTCAAAACGCCAAAGAAAGAGAAGTCAGACCCACTGTGCAAAGAGTCGCTTCTGCTTCTGTAGGAAGTAGGCAAAAAACACAAGGCAACAATAAAAATGGAGTAACTTTTTCTAAGTCTGAAAAAGAACGCCTTCTTGGGCTGAAGCCTTACAATATGTCTGAAGAAGACTGGCTGAAGCAAGTTGCTAAACAAAAGCAAAAAATACAACAAAAAGAGGCAAGATAATGGCAGACAAAAAAGAGTTAGATACCATGAGAAACCAACGTGAAACCGAGACACACGCTAAAACAGCTCGCAGAAAACCTTGGTCTCCTGTCAAGAAACTGGACACACCCCCTGCACCTGATGGTTATGAATACAGATGGATAAGAGGGTCATTTCTTGGTCAAGAAGATGCAAATAACATTTCATATAGGATGAGAGAAGGCTGGGAATTTGTTCAAGCCTCATCTTTACCTGATGGTTGGGATTTGCCTTACCTTGGCGAAGATAAAGGTAGACTGGCTGGAGTAGTACATAACGAAGGACTTTTTTTAGCTAAAATACCTGTTGAAACTATCCAAGAGAGAAGAGCTTATTATGAAGGCAAAACCTCACAAGCTAATGAAGCATTAGACAACACTATGTTTAATGAGTCTGGCAAGGATGGTCGATACGTCAAGTACGATAGCAAAAGAGAGTCTCAGGTTACTTTTGGTAAAAGCCAGAAGTAATTTTTTTTAGAGGTAAACTAACATGGCGAATAAAAACGCAGCCTTTGGCTTAAAAGCTGTTCGCATGATGGGTGGTGCTCCCTATTCTGGTGGACAATCCAGATATAGAATTGCAAGTGGTGCTACAACTCCTATTTATCAAGGAGATTTGGTTACTCAGCTTACTGCTGGTGTGATTGGTAGACACGCTGCTTCTGGTACTGTACCTATCGTTGGTGTTTTCAATGGTGTCTCGTACACAGACCCAACAAGTGGCGAACAAGTTTTTAAAAATTATTATCCGGGTAGCATAGCTGCTTCGGATATTGTAGCTTCTGTGATTGACGACTCAAATGTTGTCTTTGAAGTTCAAGCAGACGCAGCATTTCCTGTTGCTGATTTGTTTGGAAACTTTGACATTGTGGATGCAACTGATGTAGGTGATGAAAAATCAGGTCGTAGTAATACACAACTTGATGTCACTACTGGAGCAACTACTGCTACGCTTCCACTAAAAGCGATTGATATTTCAGAAGACCCTGATAACAACGATGTTGCATCGGCTAACACCAATGTCCTATGTGTGATACAAAATCACGTTATGGGTCAGAAAGGTGCTGGTTTAGCTTAAGAGAGGTAATATTTTATGGCAATTTCAAGAGCACAATTAGCAGCTGAATTAGAACCGGGTTTAAATGCACTCTTTGGTATGGAGTACGATACTTATGACCAACAGTATGCAGACATTTTTTCTATCGAAGACTCATCAAGAGCTTTTGAAGAAGAAGTATTAATCGTAGGTTTTGGCTCAGCTCCAAACAAGTCCGAAGGACAAGGTGTTGTATTTGACAATGCTTCAGAGTCTTACACTGCTAGATATACCCACGATACTGTGGCACTAGCTTTTGCATTGACTGAAGAAGCTGTTGAAGACAACTTATACGACTCACTAGGTAAAAGATATACTAAAGCTTTAGCTCGTAGTATGGCTAACACTAAAGAAGTAAAAGGAGCAAACGTATTAAATAATGCGTTTAATGCCTCTTTTGCTGGTGGTGATGGCAAGTCTTTAATAGCAACTGACCACCCTCTAGCAGGTGGTGGTACTGCTGCTAACAGAGCAACTACTATGGCTGACTTAAACGAAACATCTTTAGAAGATGCTTTGATTGATATATCAACATTTACAGACGACAGAGGTTTAACTATTTCTGTGAATGCTACAAAATTGGTCATTCCACCACAACTCACGTTTGTAGCTGACAGAATATTAAACTCTCCACAAAGAGTTGGTACAGCAGATAACGATATAAATGCTATTAGTAACA